ACTGCAAACTGATTACTGAAAAACTGAAAGGCGCGTGACAACGCGCCGATTGACATTGACATATAAAGAGAGAAACGCCCCGCGGCTTGCTTTTGTGAGAAGCACCGCGGAGCGTTACAAACGAGATTTTGCCGTGAAACAAGCTATCAAACCTATAAATAGTATAGCAAAAAACGCGGCAAAAGTCAAGCAAACAACGCTATTCCGGGCGTTTTGCGGGCTTGTAATGGGTATTATCTTTGCCGCGAAGGTTAGAAAAATATAAATATAAATTTTATACCCGGAAGGTATAAGAGGGGGGTGGTGGATAGAGGGTATAAAAAAATACCCTACCCCTAAAACATAAAACCCGGAGTGGTAAAGATTTACTTTTTACGGCCAATTTTTTTAGACAAGGAGAATGAGCCGTGAGAAGAAGAAAAAATTTCATAAGAGAAAAAAAGATTTATTGCGGCGCGGATTATTTAGAAGTTGATATTATACCAAGAACGGAAACAGAAAATGTAAGACCGGGGAAAAGAAGCAAAAAGCAAAAAGTATCCGCACCGAAACAAAAGAATCTGAATGATAAAAATGCAAAGAGGTATTTTGTTCAGTTAATAAATTCCAATTTCGGAGAAAATGATCTTCATGTTACGGTTACATATTCAAAAGAGTATTTGCCGGATACAATCGAGGAAGCCGAAAAGGAAGCTGCAAATTTTATCAGGCGGATTTCATACAGAAGAAAAAAGGAAGGGCTTCCGCCATTGAAATATATTCTTGTTACTGAATACAGCATGGGAAAAACAACGGGAAAGCCTGTAAGGATTCATCATCACATTATTATGAACAGCGGGCTTGATCGTGACACGATAGAAGAGTTATGGAGGAAGCCAAAAAGGAAGGGCCAAAAGAAGGGTGACAAGATCGGGTTTGCAAATACAGACAGACTTCAACCGAACGAATACGGACTTGAAGCATTAGCCAGATACCTGATGAAGAACCCGAACGGGAAAAAAAGGTGGAGTAGTTCACAGAATTTGACAAAACCGTGGAGCCGGACAAACGATCACAAGTACACAAGGAAACAGGTTGAGAAGATAGTAAAGGACGAAGCGGACAATACAGAATTTTGGAGGAAGAAATATCCGGGGTGGGTACTAACGGAAAGCAAACCTGTATACAACGAGATTACAGGCTGGTCAATATATTTGAAATTACGACGGCTGAAAGAATAAAGGGAGGTAATATTTTGATAATCGGATTACATGACGCAGAAAGCGAACATATCGAAGGAAAGAAGTTCCCGAATTTTGCCCTTATGAAAATTTCAGCATACCACAAGGCCCGCGGTGATTCCGTCAAATGGTGGTTCCCTATATTCAGCGGTAGTTATGACAAGATTTATTCAAGCAAAGTTTTTGACTTTACACCTGAAAATCCATATTTGCCACAATGGGCAATAAGGGGCGGAACAGGTTACACAGACATTCCAATAAATCAGGAATTGCCGCCGGAAATAGAAGAGGTATACCCGGATTACAGCATATACCCGGATTGCGATTATGCTATCGGATACATAACAAGAGGTTGCCCAAACAATTGCCCGTGGTGCGTTGTTCCTTCAAAAGAGGGAAAGACAAGACCGTATAGACGATGGAATGAAATAGTACGACAGGACACGAGGAAGCTTATATTGATGGACAACAATATTCTTTCAAGTGAATACGGAATTGAACAACTTGAAAGCATGATCGGAAGCGGATATGAAATTGATCTAAATCAAGGAATGGACGCAAGGCTGGTTGATGATAGAATTGCAAGCATTCTTTCCCGGCTGAAATGGATTAGGTTTATACGTTTTTCTTGCGACCAAACAGCACAAATCGAAGCAATTATGAATTCAGCAGAACTACTTCAAAGGTATGGAGTACGACCATATCGCCTGTTCATATATTTGCTGGTTACAAAGGACATTGAAAATGCAGCGTTTCGGGTTGAAAAATTGAAACAGCTTAAAGGAATCAACCTATTTGCGCAAGCAGAAAGAAACGAGAGGAAAGGAATTATTCCGAACGCAATTCAGCTTGAATTTACACAAAGATATATTTATAGCGGTATATACAGAACAGAAAGCTGGGAGGAATATTTCGAAAAACACAAGCACATAAGGAGGTTGCAGATTGTATGAACGATTATCAAAGAAAGGCACGGCAGCAGTATAAAAACACGGCCAATAACGCACAAGGACATTTTTTCGAAGGGTACATAAAGGCGGCTTGCATAATCTATCACAATCAGGGCCGGGCGGAAATAGAGAAAACGCCGGAGCCTTTCAGAGTAACAAAGAAACACCCGGACGGGACATTTACAGGAAGATTCACAGCACACGCCCAGCCGGACTTCATCGGAACACTTGCGGGAGGGCGCGCAATTTGTTTTGAAGCAAAGTATACATCAACAGAAAAGATAAAGAGGGGCATTTTGACAGATACGCAAATGAAAAAGCTGGAGGAACACGAACAGGCAGGAGCGGTTGCCGGGGTATGCGTAGGAATTCAAGATCGGTTCTTTTTTGTACCGTGGGCCGTATGGCGTGATATGAAAAGCATATACGGAAGGCAGTATGTTACAGCGGCAGACATTGAGGAATACCGGGTAAGATTTACCGGAGCCGTCCTGTTCCTTGATTATATACACAAAGAAAGGCGGGTTTATGATGGGGAAAAAGCACAAGCGAAAATTAACGATCAGGGTAACGCCGCAAACAGCATTCAACCTTGAAAAACTGGCTGCATTAGGAAACATGAAAAGCCCTGGCAGAGTTGTTGACAAATTAGTTCGGGATAAAATGATCTACCTTAACAGTATAAACAGGAGAAATGAAAGAAATTCAAAGTGAGGTGGCGGCATGTACGAATTGAACAATATTTACAACGAAGATTGCATGGCTGCTATGCGTAAAATCCCGGACAAATATTTTCAACTTGCTATATGCGATCCGCCTTACGGGTTGGGTATAGACGGACAAAAAGAAAGAATACACAAGAACCCGAAGCACAACCGAAAATATCATAAGCGTAAAGGCTGGGACACTTCCCCACCACCGCCTGAATACTTCAAAGAACTTGAAAGAATATCGGTCAATCAGATCATATGGGGCGGAAACTATTTTGTTCAAATGTTAGGCCGCGGGACTAAAGGCTGGATTGTATGGGACAAGGGGCAACATGGCCTTTCAATGAGCGATTGCGAACTTGCATATTCATCATTCAATAAGCCAACAAGGGTGGTTGTAATAAACAGGGCCGAATTGCAGAGGGACGGAACAACGTTCCACCCGACGCAAAAACCTGTAAAGCTTTATGAATGGATATTGTCAAACTATGCAGAACCCGGCGACAAGATTATTGATACACACGCCGGAAGCGGAAGTTGCCTGATTGCATGTTACCGTTTAGGCTTTGAATTCATCGGGTTTGAAATAGACCCAGAATATTACATAAAAGCAAAAGAACGACTTGAAAGGGAGCGGGCACAGTTAAGGTTATTTGATTTTCAGGGGTTAGAAAATTGGAGGTAATAGCATGGCAGATGTTGACACTTGCGTATTATGCGGCGAACCGATACCGGAGGGAATACAGGTTTGCCCGGAGTGCATGAGGAAAGCCGGGGTTGATGAAACAAACACTACAGCAGCGGAAGAGTTACGGGACATTGCCGCCATTCTCAAAATTACGGCACCGACAGACGGAAATATTAAAATCGCCCTGCAAGGAATTTTGAACATTGCCGCAAGGCTTGAAGGAAAGAAGGTGTAAAAATTGGAGTTCGTAAGATTCGTATTTTCAAGCTTTTGGATATGGGCCGGGTTTGTAATCATCATAGCGACAACAGGAAATGCAATCGCAGAGATCATAAAAGCATTCAAGGCCCCGAAACGTGAAAAAGAAACGGAGGTAAGCAAATGAGCGGATACAAACCGAAGATTGTAAAGGCCCGTTTAAAAACAGGCGGGAAATCCATTGCAGAAATCAGAGAACAGAACAAAGGGCAAGGACTAACATACAGAGACTTTGAGAACATACAGAAAGCAAATGGACAGTTTGACGGCCTTATCGTTTACCTTTCCTTATGGGAATATGACAATTACAGTTCATACCATCTTTACGGCTGGGACGACAAAGACGATGAACGCATGATGATGGGAATGTATTACGCCGAGCAGACGCACCCGTTCCCACAATACAAAGGGAAGCTTGAAGAATTTATTGCAGACTGGAAAGCAAAAAAATATGATCCCGGTTGTGTATTCGGCTTTGAACCTTCAGACGTTGAAGAACTGGAGGTAATACAAGAAGAGGTTAAGGAGGTAAGGAAGGATGGCAAAGAAAAAGAAAAAGCGCAAGCAAAACCGCGCAGGAAGAGGAAGAAGAAAAAGCATAAACATTAAAGCACCAGCACCGAGCCGGGAGGAACCAGCAGTATTTCCGATTGCGGCATTAAATAAGCGACTTGCTGAAATTAACACTTTAAGGCAAAAGAAGATGGAAGTTGACAGAATAAAAACACGGGCGCGGGAAAGGAAGGGTGCTGAAAATGAACGAAGCGTTATTGAGCAGTAAAAAACTTGATTGGTGTACGCCGCAAGCCTTCTTTGAAAAACTGAATGAAGAATTCAATTTTACACTTGACGCAGCAGCGACGGACAAGACGACTAAATGCAAAGAATATTTCACACCCGAAACAGATGGATTAAAAAGTTCATGGAAGCGACCGAGGGGGGGTTCTGTATTCTGCAACCCGCCTTATGGAAGAGAGATCGGGAAATGGGTTAAGAAAGCATTTGAAGAAGCGCAGGAGGGGACAACGGTTGTTATGCTAATACCGGCCCGAACGGATACTTCATATTTCCATGATTACATATACGGAAAAGCGGAAATTCGGTTTATCCGGGGACGGCTTAAATTTACTGACGACGACGGAAACGAATTCGCACCAGCGCCGTTCCCATCAATGGTTGTAATTTTTAGAGGAAAGGAGAAAAAGCAATGAAAAACACAGGAATTAACGAAATGGCAAAAGAGATTCATAAAAACGCCGTTGAGCATGGATGGTGGGACGAACCGAGAACATTCGGTGAGATTATAGCGCTATGTCATAGCGAACTATCGGAAGCGTTAGAGGAATACAGAACGGGCAATCATTCGATTTATTACAATTGCGCACAAAACCCAGCAATTATTAAACCTTGCACATATGAAGATTGCAGCCAATGCGAACTGGCTTTCATGTACTATGGGGAATGCAATTACAAAGAATCAAAACCCGAAGGTATCCCGATTGAACTTGCTGATTGCATAATCCGTATTCTTGACTATTGCGGAAAGGAAGGAATCGACATAGAGGAAGCAATCAGGTTAAAACATGATTACAACAAGACACGTCCATATAGACATGGCGGGAAGAAATGCTGACGTAATTTTTAATGAACAATAACACCCGGAGCGGGTGAAATACAAAAAACGAAAGCGAGGAATTAACCGTGAAAACAATATCTATCATCAACCTTAAAGGCGGAGTTGCAAAGACAATTTCAGCCGCAAACATGGCCCATATTTTAGCAGTTATCCACAATAAGCGCGTTTTACTTGTGGATAACGACAAACAAGGCAATGCGTCAAAAATGTTCAATCTTCATAGTTACGATGAACCGAGCGTGGCCGAAGTGTTAACAGACAGAAATGTAAATCTTAATGAAATCATTGCGCCAACACAATACAAAAACCTTGATCTTATTCCGGCAAATATGAATCTTTTGCGGGCAAATCTTCAAGTATTGCTTGACAGTTCAAGGCCGCAGCAAACAAGATTCAGAACAGCATTTAAGGCGATTTCAAACGATTATGATTATTGCATTATAGATAATGCCCCAGACATAAACATTTCAACTATAAACGCGCTGGTGGCTTCTGATGATGTAATGATACCGATAAAAATTGACAAGTTCGCATTTGACGGGCTGGCAGAATTGAAAGAACAGATTGACAATACGCGGGAAGAATTAAACCCTTGCTTATGCCTGAAAGGTTGCTTTGTTACATGTTATCAGCGCAACGAAGTAAACAAACAAGGTGAAGAATGGCTGAATACCCAGCGGGAATTCCCGGTATTTAAAACCCATATACGCAAAACGGAAAAGGTTGACGAAAGCACGTTTGCCGCTGCCCCTATCATCGAATATTCGCGCAGGTGCGGCGCAGCCTTAGACTATATAAAACTTGTTGAAGAATACTTGTCAATGTGACCGAATCGGACACATAGAAAGGAGCGTTTGAAATGGCAAAGTTTAATTTGAATCAGCTTTTGAATGAAAAATCATTAAGCGGAGTGGAAGAGGAACC